TTTTGATAACCGTTGATTTTTTGACGGTGTTTTTGTTCAGGTGAGGAACGCCGCAACAGTCCATTTTCGTCGCACAGCCGCAGAGGATCGTTCGCTCGTCGAAAGCGTAATACTGGGGCGCAATCTCACCCTGCTCGTCGCGCATATCGAAGTTGAAGGAGCAGACGACGCCGTTCTTCGTGCCGAAAAACAAATTGTTTTCCATGCTCTTGACGGTGGTTGCCCTCTGGAATGTTCCGCCTGTGCTGTTGCCCTTGCCCTCGCACAGAAACGCCTCATAGCCCAGAAATTCGCCCATACTGCCGTACAGTTCGTGTATGGTGTAGTACAAGCCTATTTCATAGGTTACGCCGTCCACGGCTATCGTAAGCCGCTCGTCGAACACGCTGGCGGTTTCCTTGCCGTCGTTGTCGGGAGGGTTGACGATCTCGCCCGTGAGGTTTCGCGTTTCGTTGCTCTCATGGTAATACACCGCGTTCGCCAGTTTGATCGGGATCTCGATTATGTGATCCTCGTTGCCGCAAGTGCAGTATTTCGCGCCCTTCTTGCACTCGGTACAGTAATGTACCGTCTTGCCGTCCAGTTCGGAATATATCTGCGTAGAATAGCGATACTCTGGATACTGGTTTTTGTAAACGCCAATATCTTCGAGGTAATACCATTCATACTGCGGTACGCCGATCTCGTGCGCGTACTTCTGGCGGCTGTCCGCCATAAAGATTTTGCCGTCAACCAGCACAAGCAGGTATCCGTTCCACTCTTCCACCACGGCGTCGCTCAAATCCATATTGACAAGCCTTGCGTCGATCAGGCTGGAACGGTGTTCCACAGCCCTCTCGTAGCGCACAGAGAGTTGTCCGATAGCCTCCACTCCCAGACGGGAAATGAAAATAGGATCGTCGAGGAAGTTAATACAAGCGCCCAGACAGCCTATGCCGCACAATCCCTGCGTAGAGGGATAGATCTTCGGTTGAAGATCCTCGCCCGTCGCCGTTGCCGTGTGGAAATAGGTTGAGCCGTCCTGCCGCGTATCGCCCTTTAATACCATAAGCGTATCCGCCACGGGGATCATGCCAGTAATGGGCGTGATTCCGACGCCATCCTGCATATAGTTCAATACGCCAAAATACGAGGGATCAACATATCCCGTGATATTCCGTCCGCAGTAAAACACATGGTTTGGATAGTTCGGGTTGCCAGATACGAAAACACGGTTGTCAAAGGTTGCGACAATGGTGCAGTCGGTAATCAGTTCGTAGATATTTTCCTTTTCCTCGGTTACTCCTGAAACGCTGGTAAAGGTCTTTTGCGCCGTAATTTCGATTCCTGCGTAAAACTCTGGATACGCGCCGCCCTCAACCTCTTCGGGCTTCTTGGGCGCAACAGCAAAGGTAATTTTGCCGTTCGGGAGATCCACAGTATAGTCGTCCTCCGCCGTCAGCGTTTCGCCGTAAACTTTGACCTCTGCTACCGCCTCCAGCGCGTTCTCGTTCATATAAAACTCGGTTGTCACGCCGTCTGCGATAAAGGTGTGTTTGAATTTCGGCTGAAGGACATTCCTCTGCTCGTATTCCGTGCCAATATCGGCGTTTTCGCCGCTTGGAATGATGTTGATATAGGTGGTGGGAATATAAGCGGCAGAGAGAACAGAGGATACTGTGTCGCCGTCGTAAACCAGATAATTTTTGCCGTCGATCAGGTACAAACGGTTATTAAAAATAAAGGACGCGCTTCTGCGGCTGTTCATGCCAGCAAAAAGGGCATCCTCCGTGCTGATAACGCCCTCCGTAAACGACAGATACAATGCGTCGCCAGCATAGAGATCGCTACGAGAGATGCAGAGCGTATGCGTTCCTGCGTCGTAGTAATCCATATTCATCGTAATATCTTCGCCGTCAGGCTTGGAAATTGCGACGACGCTTGCGACATTGTTGCCGAGAGTGATTCTGAAGGTGCGTGTGCCGTTCGTTTCTCCGCTCTCTTCGGGGAGCGTGATCACTTCTTTTGTTACAACATTGATGGTGTTGGGATAATTATGCCAAAGATACAGCCTGTTCCCAGCGTGGAGAAGAATTTTTGTTACGATCTTTCCGCCAGAATCCTTGTGCTGGAAATGGTGGATACCGTAAATCTCCGCCTCTTCGGGAAGAACAACGCGACGGCGAAAGCCTGCAATGGTTTCGAGCGCCTTTCCTTGCCCCGACTGATAATCCTTATACATATTGACGAGATAGGCGAGGCGCTGTTCATGTACCTGCGTGTGATCGCTGGAAAAATCAACGCCTCGGAAATCTCCGTAGTGCCTGCTGTAAGTATCCCGACTTTGCAACAGGTTTTTCTTTGTGTTGTACGATGCCATAATCATTTACCACCCGTTAGAATTTTTGATAGGAACAGGTGTAGCGGACACGATTCTTCGCTCTATGTCTATCGCTCTTTCCTGATAAATGGCGAGATAATACTGTGCCTTTTCAGGCTCGTCGTCCACCCAGACGAAAGAGGCAACCAGAATCGGCAGCAGAGCGCAGAGATCTTCGTCGAGGTCAAGTACCGTCATATCGTCGGCGGCTTCTCCGTGATTGATAACAGCCTGCGGTTTGCGCTTGTAAATGACCTTGTAAAGCCCCTTTGCGTCGTGCGGCAGAAGTATGATCCTGCCGCCTTCCACATCGTAGCCCTGATTGAGATACTGGTATTCTGCCTCTTCCTTGATAGGGGGAGAGTTAAGGGAGAGGAAGTCAGGAACAAGGGCGCTGATGTCGTATCTGGTATAGGCTTCATAAGACGGAATATCCGCCTCCAATCTGCTGTAAAGATACTCATACATAGCAACATTTCGGACAGAGTACAGATAATCTCCCGTGAAATGAAGTCTGACACGATCTCCAACGAAAATACCGTCCTCTTTGATAAAGCCCCTGTACGGCACGAAAACCTTGTCCGCAGAGAGATTTACCATTCCGATTTTTACCCATGCCTCCAGTTCCTCGTCGTACTTCTCGACATACATAGTGCCGTTTCCGTCCGCCTCGAAATAATATGACTTGACATCCGACGCCTCAAAGTAAAGATCCTCGAATTTCTCAATGGGAGTAAACGATGATTCCTGCACCTTGTTTTCCATAGGCTTGTGGTTTATGACATAGGCACTTGTTACAGGTCGAATAGCGTTGACCTGTAACAAGGCTCTATTTACCGCAAAAATAAATCTATCGTCGTCCTCCAGCGAATCCTCAAATCCTAACTGTGCCACAGATTTGTAGAGTTCAGATACGGTCATATTACCCTCCTGTAAGACGCGTCAGGCGATTAAGCCGTGATCTTGGTTGCGCCCGTAACAGCCTCCGCAGAGTTTACGAAAAGGGCAATGTGCTTCCAAGTGGTGAAGCCCACGCCGAAGCGGCAGTAACCGTTCCAGTACATGTTTCTGGTGTGGTCGTCGATACCGTTGCGAATATCGAGAGGCACACGGTTGAAGAACATGTTTGCAAGCAGATTCTCGTTTGCCTCGGAGGACATAACCATGAATCTGTCGTCCTTGGTTTCCCAGCCGTCGAGGACAACGAGCGTCCAGTTGCCGTACTGGGTGTTGATGTCGTTGTTATGAGATCCCGTAGTTCTCTCCGAGCCGATGATCTTCTTTGCCATCATTTCCAGTCTGGGGCGGTTGCAGGGGATAATGAGAATATCGGCGGTGTAGCCCATGGTTTCGCCGTTCTCGTCCTTGAAATTGCGCATCATATTTGCGGCAATAGCAAGGTTTTCCTCAAACACTTCGGGGCTGGAAGTGATGTCGCCGTAGAAATAGTTGGACTGGGTTTTGCCCTTCATTTTCTGGGTGGAATAGGGATGGGCGCTGTTGAAGAGAGAAAGACCGTCGCCCACGGTGAGATCGACCTTTGCCTTGTTGAAGATCATAGTCTTGCTCGTACCGTTGATAAGAGCCTCTGCCGCGAGTTTTACGCGCGTCTTGTAGTACGAACGGACAAACTTTCTGGGCTTGTTCTTCATGTTCGTACCCATACCAAACTTGGCGTCGTCTGCCATCTTTCGAGTGATGGTAAACTCCTTTGCAAATTCGATATGCTCAATGGTCTTGTCGTAGGTCTTTTCCACGGAATCGTTCTCCGCGCCCTGACCTTCGCCCTTGCTCTGGAAGGTATCAAAGTCGGATTCGCCCATGATGGTTTCCGCATAGCGGCTGGACTTCTCGACATTGTAGAGAAGATCAAGGATAGTCTTGTTCTTCTCGCACTGGTTGGATTCGTTCTCAATGAGCATTTTGATCGGATGCTCAAACTTGCCAAACATCGGATCATTCTTGCCCGAAGAGGCGCTGTAAGTAAAGTTAGACATTGCTTATTCCTCCTGTTTAGATTCTGACGATGATCTCGTCACCTGCGACGGAAGCGCCGTTAAGATCAACAACGGTCACAACGCCGTTTGTGGTGGTTGCGGTTACCTGCAAGCCGTCCGTATGGAGCGTAACCTTATCTCCGATCTTAACGGACGCAGGAGCGGCAGTTACGGGTACTGCGTACACCTGATTCTTTTCGACACGGCAAACGGGGATCGTTCTCTTCGTGTCTGCGGCAGTCTTTACGCCCATAGCGATATACGCAGGGGCGGCAGTTGCGCCGCACTTGGTAAGTTTGCCAGAGGCAAGCACCAGAGCCTCGCCCTCCGCCACAGCCTCGCCGTCGGTCACTTCGAGGTATTCAGGCTCAGGTACATTCATTCTGGCATTTTCGATTTTCAAAAGTCTGAACATAGAATTTTATCTCCTTATTTCTTTTTGGTTTGGCGATACAAGGACATGATCTCCTTATCGCTCATGTTCGGGAAGAGTTCTCTGTATTCCGCCATTTCCTTTTTGGTGATCGTTACGGAATTATCCTTCGACTGTTTGGAAACAACAGGTTTGAGATGGCTCTTCGTTTCGTTGAGTGACTGTCTTTTGGTCGCAGTCGCTACACTTGCCCTGACGGTATCAGGGTTGGCGGCAATATACGCCTCCTTGGGGGAAAGCCCCTTGTCGCGGAATTGACCGAATTTCGCAAAGTTGGGGAATTTCGTTACGGAATCGTAGGCTCTGGTTTCGGGATACGCGGCGTGTACCTCGGCAAGATCAGCCTTCATTTTCTTTTCAAACTCGATAGCCTGCAAAGTGCGTACTGCCTCTGCATTTCTATCCTGTTCGGCTTTTCTGCGCAGGTACTCTTCGGGCGTGATCTCGTCCGCTTCTGCCGCAAGTTTTACCAAACCTGCCATAATATCGCCGTTGTCAACACCCAGTTTTGCAAGGGTGTCCTTGGTCTGGGATTCGAGGGCGGATAGGCGGCGTCGCAATGCCGCGTTTTCTCTGTCCTTGTCGTCCTGCTGGGTGCTTGCAGGCTCTACTACTTCCTGCTCGGCAGGTGCTTCCTCGGCATCTTCCTCGCTGGTTTCGTCCTGCTCTTCGTCGGCGTCTGCATCGTCCTCGTCGGTATCGTCCTCGGACGCGTCCTCTGCGTCTGCGTCGTCGTCCTCGTCGGGAATAATGATGTCGCCGTTCTCGTCGTACTCAAAATCTAACTCGGAATCCTCTTCGGCGTCGGTGTTGGTATCCAGATCCTCGGATACATCTTCGGCGTCGATTTCAAGATCCTTTTCGACTTCGGTATTGATGGTATCAGTCATAATCGTTTCTCCTTCTGCCGCTTATTGCGACTTTTATTTTTTACTTGTTTTTCTTCCCGTTGCGAAGATCGCTACCCTTAACGACGGTGGACTTGGGATCGCCCTTCGTCACAGGCTTGGGGG